TCCCTTTCACCGGTAGAACCGGATCTCCTCACGAAGTCAGCATTCCTGCTGTCTTCACCCAAGCCACATGGCCAAAGGGACTAGTTATTCGACCTTGATTAGATCCAAGGCCCGAAGTTAGTCCACCGTCGGACAAACAGTTTCTTTACTTTCTGTTTGACTCGACCCCTGAGAGGAGTTCTGTTACCAAAACTCATCTCCGGATTGCCAGCCCACAGTCGTGCAAGCAAGACCGCGTGATCATCGGACTGATAAGCAACTGCTATATCAGCAAGGTGACGAGTATAGTATCCTTCGATACCATACCCGACGCGTGATGGTTTAGCTTCGTCAAAGTTCACGGCGAAACCTCCGTCACCGTACCCCTCAGGAATAAGGCAAGGATTTCTTACCTTTCTTCTGAGGTAACGCCACGCAGCATAAAAACGCTTATCGCAAAATGAATAATCATCATCGAGCGACTCGCGTATTATGTTGAATACAGAGTAGTACCGTCTAACTGGAGAGAAAAAGCCTTTTTCTCTAGCCGTACGGCGTACTCCATTTGCGGCGCGGTACACCCTTGAATCTCCTGTGATCAGTTCTTTTAAAAAGAACGGTTTGCAATCACGTCCGTTATACCAGTGGCTGCCACAACTCTCACGAAAATAACCAGAGGAGAAACTCTTCTGAGTATTAACTGAGAAGCCGTAGAAGTTGCAGGTATTGACGAACAATGGATAAGCACCTACAGGGAGAATAACATCATCCCCGTAAACGCTCACCTTCGATGTATCGAGCTGTAAGTGTTTGCACACTGAAAACGCGATAGCAAAGAAGATTAGCGATTCAAGTTCGAAGGTAAATCCGTTCCCCATACTGGAGAACTTTTCGTACCTGAATTGGTGATTACCCAAGGAGCCGAACATAGATCTCATGATATCCATCGGGACGAGCCAACCGTTAGGTAACAATTCCCTAACTGTCGATTCGGCGATCGTATCACTTGCAGAAGAGAAGTCAACGGTAGCAAGATGATTAGTAATGCTACCTTCTCGTGAGAGAATCTGATTTCTTTCCTGTGAGTTGAGATTTATGCCAACCCAACGAAGTCTACGACGGATCATGGAACCAACGCCTTTTTGAAACCAGAGGTTTAACCCTGGCTCAACGGCTATTGTCCTGTCCGTTTTCGAGTTCTTGGGCACGGTAACGACCTTATTTCCATCGAAGAATCTCCTGTTAGAGAGATCCCAGCGAGGATAGATCCCTGCGTAAAGGGGACCAATAAGGTCATCGAGTGGACGCGTTGTTCCGTTTTCTTTACGGAACTTGTTGACCGGACTTGTATCAACTCCTTTTATTAAGAGTGTGACACCGGGTCCCCAGTCAGTTGAGTCTACCAACTCATCGAAAGAAAATTCACCTAAAATGGAATCAATTTTACGCTGGATCGCAACATGCAATCTAGCACCAATCTCACGATTTATAGTGAGGTGGTGATATCCACGTCGGTTAATTTCTTTACAGCGCTGCTCAGCCTCCTTGAATTTATCCAACGCAGTTTGTTTCAAGTCGATTTTAGTCGACAAGAAGTCCGCTTTAGACAAAAGCTTAGTGGCCAAATAAGCGTCCCGAAAGCCCTCGGAATCGATGTAATGATCCGGATTAACATCCATCTCCACCAACTGCTTATGTTCGTTATTCACGAATAATAGCCAGATAGAAAGAGATCTTGGGCAATCAAGCGATGAAAGGTAAAGCTCGACGAACTTGTTCGTCGTACCGTGGTCTTTGATCACAGCGAACACCTCCATAGCTAAAGCTTATGTAGATGGATCCTTTCGGACTGAGCGCCTAGAATCAGTAAACCGATTCGTAAGCGTTCATTGCGGCTGCAAATGCGGCACCATTATGGAGAAATTCCAGAAGATGCCCCACGAGCAGGTTTCGTGCAGTTTCGTCGACCTGTTTCGGGAAGACGAACTCCACGTTTGCGATAGAATCCCCGATTTTCAGGGACGCATCGACCGCATCCATCACCGGGTGTACGAGTTTGACCTGTACACGGACGACTTGGCTTCCTTTGGTCGGACGACGAATTGACATCGTGAGCTTCTTTTCGGCATCGTAAACGGCGCCGTCAAGAGTCCACAATGCTACTCCGTTCGCATCGATCTTGGAAGGGGTGTAAGAAACGGAACCGGTTGCGCCCGAAAGCGTACCGTCCCAATTCTTTCCAACTGTAGCCGCGAAAGCGGGCATACGGAAACTCCTACTTAGAGGTTAGTTGTAGAAAAAGTGCCACCGCTGAATTAACGTGGCCTTTGCTGATAGGATTCTTAAACTGTGGAATCGGTAAATCTGGAAGCGTAATAACTTCACGCTTACAGTACACCGATTTTCGTTCCACAGAAATAAGAAATTCTAGCCAGCGAAGGTATCCGTTAGTCCCTCGGCCAGAGCCCACCGTTGAAATAAGTGGAGCCTCTTCAGGCACTGCATGGTCGTTCTCTCGAAGGATTATAGACCGTTTGATCGTTTCGACGATAAAAACGGTTTTATAAGATTCCTTCAAGACCAAACCGTCGAGTGCGGCTAACCCACTGAGCCACTGGCCGATTGGTAAAAACCAATCGACCACGAAGCTAAGCGGGAGTAGCTCCCACGCGACGTTCTTTGGGTTAGTGAATCCCAAAGTGGCTGCCTGTCGTTTAAGAGAATCGGATATTGAGAAACTCGAGCCGTACTTGACTCGAATACTCACTTCTCGTGTCTCATAAACGACTGAGCGATTACCAAAGACAATCGGATTCGAGCCAAGTTGAACTTCAACTTGTTCCTTATACGTTGCTTTGGCGTGCCCGTTAGATTTAACCGGAGCGCTTCGCAGGATATACTCTGCGAGGTGTTCAGCGGCGCCTTGTAAGTCGCCGATTAACGGTTTAATCCCATACTTCCACGCAAGAAAATCGTTCGCAGCTCCTTTCGGAGTAGTTGGAAACAATATGCGAAACGCGCTAAGAATCCGGCCCTTCTTAAGGCTAAGGATACTCTTAGCAACGCGCTTCGCTATGTCGGCCATTTGATTAACGGTCAACATACCTTGCGCAAGTTCCGTCGCCAGATCAATCTTCTGGTTCTGTAGCTTAGCATAGTGCCTTCGAAGAGCAATAATGCTCAACTGGGCAGTTTTGTCTTGCCACCGAGCTAGAAGTGCAGCCTGATCTGTCGGCGTTCGGCTATCCCAGACTCCAAGTATACCTGGAACCGGGTCGGTAGTATAACCGAAATCAGTCCAGGGGACGAATGACATATCCCCAGAGACTGAAATATAACCGAGCTTAGCTGAGCATTGAGACGCCCAGGTGACAGGGTCGGTAAGTGGAGCGAAAAGAACGGGTCGGGAAGGTGATGAAAATACACCGCCGATTCCGTATCCGTCCGTCTTACCGGTCTGATGGAAAAATTCAAGATCATTAACTTTCGATTCTACCGGCAGGTTTGGACTACGTCGACGCCACGCTCTATTAAAAGGGCGCAGCGAACGACGAAGTTCAGGAACCCATTGGTATTTCGTTAGCTGTGATCGAGGATCATATCCATCAGCTTGAAGCCGAAACGTTCCGTCCGGTTTAGCAACTAAATGCCAACCAGGGGGGATGAGATTCTTATCCCATTTCGGTCCAACCCTTACGGGTCTACTTCTCCGCCAGTCCGCCTTATCGGTAAGTAGCTCCTTGCGGAGCGTTCTATCCTTACCGGCCAATTTTACAGGAGGAGGTTTCCTCGAGTACCATTGGAAAAGCTTCTGACGGAAGTTCGACACCATCTTCTTACCTTTGAAGACTTGGTTACGATCCGTGGAATCCCGAAAGAGCTTACAAGGAAGAGCAGGGTAGCCACTCATAAGAAGTTCTTGGTATACGACACTGGAAGGAATTAAACTACTTCCATAGGCGTACCAAGTAACAGACCATGGGTTACTAACACTGTTCACAACTTGATTAAGCTTCGGCACGGACCAGCCCTCGTAGTAAGTGATAGCGCTCACTAAGCGCTAAGAACGGAAGAGAAATCTTCCGCCGGGTTTAAAACAGGTAATCGAGGAGCCACGTGACTAATTGTTTCATAAGCTGAGAAATTATCTCAGCTAGTGCTTCAATTAGATCGCCACTCATCGACGTCCCTGCCTTTTAACTCCCGGTTGACAAACCTCGCCCAGAGCCAGTCTAGTAAAGACTCGTATGGCAAGTCTAGCATCTCGCCAGATCAACATCAAAAGGACAAGCGCCACAAGTCCCATGATGAAGAAACTTGTGAGAAAACTAAACAAAACCATATTCATCTCCTAGAAG